GGCGATGGGCATGCGTTCGCATCACGATCAAACTTGTGCAACCACTCAGGGCGGAACCGCAAGAACGCACAGATGCGCTCGTCGATACGCTTGCTGTAGTAGTAGGCGATGGTGTCTTCCAGATCGGCCTCAATCTCCAAGAACATCAGGCGATCCTTCAGGTGCGAGGGCATGTTGTTTGTACCCGCACGGTCAGACATGCGGTTACCCGCCGCAACGATCACCCAACCCTGTGGCAGATGGTGCGGACCAACACGGCGTTCGTTGACGATCTGAGCCGCGATGTTCTGGTTGGCAACTGGTGCCTGTGGAAGCTCGTCGAGGAACAGGATGCCCTCACCCTCAGTCGGCATCCAGTCAGGACGCATGCGGACCATTGTCTCACCATCAGGTGATGGGACAGGCCAACCGCCAAGCTCACCCGCATCGTACTGTGCCAATGACAGTATCTCGCAGCCGATACCTCGACGATCCGCGATATCCTTGACCGTAGTGGTCTTACCTATACCCGCGCCAGACACGAGGTATGGCACAACGTATTGGGCATCGCGTCCCTGCTTCAGGTTAAAGGCAAAGTCGATAGCTGCCTCAGTGATTGATTGCGCTTGTGATAGCTTCATGATTGATCTCCACTCTCTCTATAATTGATCACAAATTTTAGGTTCTCTATCCGCACTGAGGCATCCTCAATGTGGACCTTGTCAGACTTCAGATAGTGACGTTGATAGTTCATCACCGCCCTGTCGTGTTTGTCTCGTGCCTTGGCAAGCTCATCCTTGAGCCTGTCCATGCTGTAGTCGGCGTACTGTTGGATCAGTCGCTCGTTCGATTGTTTGATGTATTCTTCAAGGTCAGTTTGCATATCAGTCCTCTGTTTCTGAAAGATCAGGGCATGTGCCATCCTCACAGGCTTGGCACCAATCTTCCCCGATCAATTGCTTTGGATCACTGTATACTTCAAGCACCGTACCATCGATGCCACCGACCAAAGCCATCGCTTCTTTCAGGCCAAGCTGTTCGGCCTCATCAATCGTTGTCGCTTCCACCGTCACATGACGTATCGTCTGGACTTTCACTCCCACCATGTAAATCATCCACTGGCTCCTTCTGGTAAATGGGTTCGCCGTTGGATATCTTGCGAACCAGTTCATCGAATTCATTTTGGGTGAAGCCCCCAAAGATAGAGGCTTGGCTGTTCTTACTCATCACAACCCCCAGTTACTTGCGCAGATCGGGCCAATGCCCATCTCAATCGACACAGGGTCAGTCAACTCACGTCCGCAGCATGAGCAGCGTCCAGTGACCTTACCGTGCTGCACTGCCTCACCCCTTGGGTCAGACGCTACCCGCACTACAGCGTCCGCTGTGGCTGTATGACAGGTGCCTACAGGCATGAACTTACCTTCCATGATCTTGCCCTGATAGTCAGGACCACGCTTGACGTACACGGCACCGCCATTACGCCCATTCATAGGGGCCAACGAGAATGCCAACTCAGCCGCGCGGAAGACAGGCTTCTTGACCTTGGCTGTTTCGAGCAAGGTCTTGATCCGCGAGACATCGACATCCCGCGTCAATGTTTCACGGCGTTCAGCTTTGTTCTTGATCTTGGTGATCGTGCGCTCCGCTGCGTCCCATTGCTTCTCCGACAGATCACCCTTGGTGACGTACTGGACAATCAGGGAAGCCGCAAAGTTATTCCATGTGCGCATCCCGCCAAGCTCTTGTAAGATTTCTTCACGTTCCATCATACTCTCCCAAGTTCACGAATAAATGCATCGCCATTGTGATACTGTTCGACCAGTTCGAACTCCTCACCCTTTGCCTGTAAGGCATTGAGGAAGAGGGGCATGTCGCAGTCTTCTTCAAGGTACAGTGTCGGCACGTACTTGTCAGTGACCTGAGCGTAGCTGAAACGGCTGACCTGAGACATGTGCAGCCCCGCGTTGAGCAGATCACGGTACGGCACTTCTAGCCAACCATGACCCGCGTCAGTGTGATATGTGTATTTAGTCATTGTTCATCCTTTCCCCATATTAAAACTTTCCCGATAACCTTTGACCGTATGCTTTTGTCCCCAAGGATTTCTTTGACGAAATATTCCTCAAGGTCTTCAAAGGTTTCGAATTCATACCGCGAGTAAAACTTGCCCCGCGCTTCTATCTGATCGGTTTTGATATACATTCTTCACTCCATAAAAAGTTCAAATGAACTTTGTGCAGCAGCCCATCTCAGGGCTACCAACAAAATTCACCATGCGAGCATGAAAATCAGCAGCCCTACAGTGAAGGCCGTGAAGGCGATCCCAGAAACAAACGCTTCTAGGATCAAGAGAAAGCGGTCACGCTTATTCATGACGCAATACCAAGCTCGTCGAGCATCGCCACAACGGCAGCATCGACAGTGTCGTTCTCGTTTTCTGCCTCAGCGGCAGCGGCCTTAGCAGCCTCAGTGTCACGGTACGCTTTCCGCGCAGCCATCAACTCACGCATCGCGTTCTGGAACTCGTCCAGTTCGTCATCATCAAGGCCATCCTTGAAGACATCGCCCTGCACCTGCTTGCCGTTCTCATCCTTCTTGGTAGAGAACTTGCCGACAACTTGCTCTGCGAGGCGTTGAGCTTTTGACTTGTCGCTCTCACCCTTGACCGCCTTGGCAAGTTTGTTCTCGCTATCGATCTCCATCGCAGCAAGGTCACGCACAATGGCATCGCCAGTGTACTGGCTTGGGATGTCACCGATCTTTTCTTTGATCAGGCGCACGGCACCCACAGAATTCTCGACGTACCGCTTGACGGTGGCCTCTTTCAGACCCGCCTCTTCAAGCAGCGCAGCGCGTAGCTTCTTAGACACGGCACGAGGTAGGTTGCCCTTGACCAGTTTGACGTGGGCGATTGAGGCGATCACCTCGCCATAGGCACCCATCTTCTCAGCGTTAGCCGCCTCGTTGTTGGTGCGGTTCTGACCCTTGAGGTCAGCAATGTTTTGCTCCGCTTTGTAAACAACATTGATCGAAGCATCTGAAACAATAAAATCTTTAGCAGTCATCTGTTCATCCTTTTCTGGCTGACTGTTATTGGGAAAGTGTGGCCCGATAAGGCCACAGTGAAGGGGCTTACGCAGCGCGTTGGATGTCGAGGGTGTTTTTGATTTCACGGCCTAGCTCTTTGACCTTCATTGCCATTGCACTAACGTGGAAGATGTCGTCTTCATTAAATGCGCCATGCAAATTCTCGTCGTGCAAGAAATCGTCAGTGCGGTAGCGGTACGCATCGCCGTTTGGATCGACATACTCATATGTCCACTGGAAAGCAGTGTCGCTATCAGAGCGAATGATTAGGACGTGATCGCCGCCATCACCAGAACAGGTGATTTCGATGGTGATGCCAACGCGGGTGATTGAGCGGAATACAGTTTTGATAGAAGCCATGATTTATCTCCTCTCATGGTGGGGGTGGAACTAACATCACCGCCCCTTGGGGCGGCAAACTTAGTTTCACGCAGCGATTGGTTGGTGGTAGCCAGTGACATCATTGACCACATTCAGGTAGACATCTAGGTAGTCATCGTCGGTTAGCGTGTAGCATTCCTTGATGTATTTACGGATGCTAGAGCGCATTGCGATGCGATAGCTTTCCGCCTCATATGCATTGACCTTGGCAAAGCGGCGGGCCATTCCATAGTAGGCGACTGCGTTTTTATAATGGCACATAACTGGTCTCCTTATGCGATTGCGTTTTTGATGGATACGATGAGTGCCGCTGCGTCCATTGCGACTGCGGCGTAATTGCCTTCTGAAATTGAAAGGCAGAACGATGCGAAAGCGTCCATTGCTGTAACGGCTGCATCCGCATCCTTGATTAAGAATAGACAGGATTTTCGATCATGTGGTCAAACACGTCCCACATGACATTGAGGCGGTTGCTGCCGATCTCAGCGGCATGCTTGGTGGCGAAGTGTGTCGCCTGTTGGTAGTAGCTCTCAGCCTCATAATCACGGCGTTCAGCCTTGCAACGAAGATGCATGCGATAAGCAGCGATAGCGTTGTTAAAGTGGATCATTGGAAACTCCTCTGAATGAAACCATGACAACGGCAACTAGATAGCTGCCGCTCTCGATTGTCTCACTCCAACCACCTCTGTCTTTCTCTACCCTGATCACTCTGGAAAACCTCAGCGGACATCACTTGTGGAAGGTGATGCTGACTGACAGCGTCAGGTCCGATACCAAGCCGCGTCTAACGACGACTAACTGAACATCAGTGGTGCGCCCCGTTTGGTGGGAAGCCCGATCTTTCTGGGGAAAGTTGATTGTCGGCGTGTTGCCCGATCAACCGTCCGCTAGGAACGAAGCTCTCTCTACTGCCCGTGCGAGGCTTTATGACAATTCCGCTGAGAGGTGGCGGCGTTCGGGGTTAGGGCGAGGGGGCAAAAAAGGCCGCGTCGGCCCGTCCGACACCCACTTATCTAAGGGGTGATCATTCCCTTGTCAACCCTTATGTTCCCTTATATTCCTCTATCATTGCACTAAACCCAATAAAACAAGGGATATCGTGACAAGAAAAAGTTTTGGGTGTACACTCTGGATTAGTTCAATTGCACTTTTCTGGGGATCGCTTGGCCCAGATTTCAGGTGCTGATTTGGGGGGTGATTCGCAAGAGGTCAAAACCACGAAAGCCAAGCGCAGCGTCGAGGTCAATATGACAAGTAATAGGAACACAGGTAACAAGGGTAAGCCCAAGCTCACAATAGTGGGTAATACAGGTAAGAAGACTACAGGCACCAGAAAGAAGAGTGCCACCAATACCAGAGGTCTCACAGACAAGCAGGAAGCATTCGCTCAGGCCATCTTTGAGGGGGCCAACTTTAGTGATGCGTATCGGCAGTCATATGATGCAGCAAACATGAGTAATGCAAGCATACACAATGAGGCTTGCCTGTTGGTCCAGAACCCCAAGGTGTCCATGAGATTAGAGCAGCTAAATGCTGAAAGGGAACAGCAGCGGCGCATGCAGAGCCTCTCGCGAGGTGACTTCGTTTTGAAACAGCTGACAGATGAGGCACTGAACCCTGACAATTCTGATGGGGCTAGGGTCCGCGCTCTGGAACTACTGGGCAAGAGTGTTGCACTGTTCACTGACAAAGTGGAAACAGAGGATAAGACTGAGCGGGACGCTGATGCGATCAAGGCAGAGCTACAGGCCAAGCTGGATCGCCTGTTGGGATAAAGTTCGATTGCACTTTTCCACCATGTGTTTCGGGTCGGGGTCGCCCATCTTAAATCCAAACGGAACGTGACCCCCACCTACCCCCACCCCCCCTCATGCTCGCCCGTACCTGGACGCGCGTATACATGATGTTCCACACAAACAATTACATTACCCTAGGAATCCTATACCCCCCCCTATAATATACATTCAAAAAAGCAAATATGAAGACGGCGCTGACTTGCCCTCATTTATATCGGCTAAGAACTATTCCGATTTTATTTTCAATGACTTAGGGGTGGCGCTAACTTGCCCTCATTTATCGCGTGTTTTAGCTGGGATGGGATTACCA